GTGGTGATGATCTAAAACGATATTTCATGAAGCAGGGGGTGAAGGCCGAAGAGCTGGAAGCCCTTGGCTTAAACGACCTATTCCGCCAAGAAAGGGTCACTCAGCAAGAAATTTTGGATCGTATCGACTCAAACCGCATTGAAATGGAAGAAAACGTCAGTACAGGGCCAGCGGAAGGTTCTTATGACTTTGAATACGACGAAGAAGACATCGATATTGAAGAAGCGTATGGCTCCGATTACATAACGGATCGAGCGGAGGAGCTTCTTGATGACATGCTTGATGCTTTCTTGCGTACAGACAACATCGAAGACTACGCAAGAAGATACTCCAATGATCGAGACGAGTTTTTAGAACTTGTAGCTCTGATGGAGTCAGTTGTTAATGGCAAAACGGACTATGACAAGCTGCCTAAGGTAATCCGCAACGATTTGTTAGATGAAGCAGAAAACGAGGTCATTCTCGAATACGAGCGAGAACCAATCCGCAGAATCACAGTTCAAGTCACTGATCAAAACGCTGAGACACAAAACATAGGCGACATGCCCGGTGCGGCTTTCAGTTATTCACTCGTCGGCAATGAAGACATGGGCTTTGCCCTAGATGGACGAGAAAGGAACAGCGTCCCAGACAACATCCTGCGCCAGATAGATAACGCAAACATTTATGAGCCAGACGAAGTTGTCGTTCAGCTTCGAGGCATCGCAGAAGAATACGGCGATATAGAGGGACTCGCTCGGGGAGAGACACGATGGGGCGAGTACACCCTAGACGGTGGCGAGAACTATCAAGAATCGCGGCTTTCTTTGCCCAGCAAGGGCAAGGAGAGGTTCCGCGAGGGCGTTCACTTCCCTGATGACATCAACAACGTCTTCCACATTCGCACCAAAGACCGTAAAGGGCCGATGGGCGAAAAGATTTTGTATGTGGAAGAGGTGCAGTCTGACTGGGCGCAGCAAGGCCGTAAGCAAGGCTTCAAAAGCCCAGAGGTCGAGAAACAGGCGCAAGAGGCCGCGAGGCAACTGTTAGATGAGACAGGCACACTTCTGGAAGAGCTGAGACTGAACCCAGACGCACGCGATAGACCAGATGATGGGCTAGGTTTCGCGGCGACTTTGACGGAGCTTCTAGAAGCCGCAAAGTATGCGCGACTAGCTCAAATAAATTTAGGAGATAGCGATCTTGACCCTGTTGAAGTACAAGAGTTTCTACGCAACAACTCCTTGGGCGCTGCTGGGAACATCAAAACTGCGTTGCAAGGCGCTGAAGAAAGGGCAAGACAGGGGGCAAGCAACATACTCGATCAAGAATACCTTGACGGGTTTACGCAAGAGCAAAAGTTAGAGGCGCTTACTAAGTTCATCATTCAGGCGAGGCACGGGGTAGACCTCCCCGTGATGGAGCTAGACCTCATTAGGCGGAACATTCGTTCTGAAGTCGAGCAAACGCTGGCAGAAAAACCCGGTCGTGTTGATCAGATGATTTTGTCTCAGGCGAGGAAGCGTGGTGAGCTGCCTAAAGACGCTTATAATGATATGTCAGGGCTTCAGTTTGATGGCACCAACCCGAAGTTCGAGGCTGCTCTCGTACAGGCGAAGAAAGATCAGCGCGATTATTTAGCGGGTATTGGCGTTGACCCGATGCTTTACTCGAAGCTGCAATCTGCATTGGACAAGGCCGACCCAGAGGGCGCTAAGCTCAAAGCTGAAAAAATGCAAAGAGGCAAGGCAGACGCTGGGCCATTCGTATTAGATACCCAGTCTTGGAATAAGCTGGCTATCAAATACATCTTCAAAAAGGCCGCTGAAGAAGGTTATGACGGCGTGAGCTTTGCGCCAGCAGACGCGCACATTGATCGCTGGGGCGACGAAGGCTTGCGGGTTCAATACGATGAAAACATACCAAGGGCCATCGATAAGGTTTTCGGCAAAGCGCCCATTATCCCGTCCAACCGACCAGAAACAATGGAGGTGGACGGTTACGAATCCCAGATTTACCACCTAGACAACCTAACGCGGGACGGCGATAGCATCTATGAGAGGATGAAAGACCCCAGCACCATGTTCGGCTTCGCTCCACTGCCGTTGGTGCTGCCGCAAGGTATCGCTGGTTTACAGGGTTTATCTCCAGAGCAAGCAGAAGAGCAAGAGCGCAAGGTGCGAGAGCTTGAGCGAACATTCCCTGACGCTACGCCCAGCGAAAGCGCAGGCATATTGGGGGCACTGAAAGGCGCAGGCGAAGTCGCTTACGAGGGCTTATCTGACATGGTTATTGAGCCGTTCATGGGCATGAGCGGGGCCGAGACTGCGTTTGAGATGGGCGCTACGCCAGAAGAGGCTGAAGCAGCTCGCAGAAGAGCCGCTGCGATGGTGGATTTCGAGACCTCATCACCGACAGGAAAGCGTTACAAAGAGGCTGTAAAAGGCGGTTTGGGCGCTCTAGGCGAGTATTTGATGGGCGAGGGAGAGATGGGTCGCACACGATCAGGTATGCCGCTTGGCGTTAGCCGTGATCCTGTTCAGTTCTTGTTCCAAGAGGGCTTAGTCCCCGCAGCGGAAGCTGTGACTGAAGGTGCTCTTGGCATTATCGGCTTAGACCCACGGGATACGGCAGAGATGGAGCGAGTTCGACAAGAGGCTGCTAGGCCGTTCATCGAAGCCATACAGCCTATTTAGCCACCTTCACAAACTCCGCAGTCACCTTCACCTCGACCTCTTCGTCTTGGTGAAGGGCTTCGAGTATCACGTCTTCGATCAGGTCTTCGAGGACATCGAGATCCACCAGCGTCTTCACGCTGACTTCAGCTATTACTGTCATTTTTCGCATTGATGCCTCGTTCTTGTTTCCATAATCGAATGATGTAATCGGCCTCTGGCCCTGCGTCATGGTGCCTGTCGAGCACATGGCGGTAAAGCTTCATAGCTTTGTCGCTATCGGCTTCCAGCATCATGCGGAACGCTGCGGCGTCGAGTGTTTGGAAATACTTATCCACTGATCTCCTCCAGCTCCGCCAGCCACCACGCCAGATCCCCAGCCTTGTATTCCTCGAAGGCTTGTTCGACCAACTCTGGTCTGCCAAGGCGCTCAGCCTCGGCATTGATCGCAGCTCGCTGCATCACCCCGCGCTGCCACACCTTGTGGTCATCGCTGTACTCGAAATACCAGTCGTGGTTGCGTAGCAGCTTAATCAGATTTTCCATCTCGATCCTCCACAAACTCAGCGAGCTTTTGCTCGATACTCGTCCACCGAGCTTTCAGCTCGGACTCTTCGTCTTTACCGTGGCACTTGAACCAGAAGCAGGTGCCGATCAGCCCGTTGACGCGAGGATCGTCGGAGCTGCTACGCATAAGCGTAGACAGCATCTCGATCTCTTCGTTGGTGAGCTGGACGTACTGGGTTTTAAGTAGGGTCATCACGCCACCTCCTGAACTGGTTCGATGTAAGGGTTGACCAATGTGCGCCGCAGCTCACGATAGATCGTCTTGAACGCATCGCCATGCGGCTTGTGATAGGTCTTTTTAAGGTAACGAGTGAAAGGGCCGTACAGTCTCTGAATGTGGTGCGCCACTTCATGCGCGACCACGCATTTGAGCAGTAGCTCAGAGTCCGCGCAATTGGTGATGCTGCCAATAACAGGATCATCGGCATACGACCTGTATTCATGAAAAGCAGTAAGATTGTTTCGGCAGTGCCGCACATCGATAGAGATGCCTTTGGCACCACCGTAGCTGCGCTGGTTGCGATACTTGGTTTCGACCTGCAATCGTTTGAGAGCGTCTGCGTAAGTCAAAGGTCGAATCCTCGGGTATGTGACTCCGATTTGAACCTCGTACTTCTTCTTGCAGATCTCCCGCAGGCACTGCTTGGCAAACTTCACGACGAGCTTGTGCTCGTCGGGTGTCACG